GCTTGGCGATATCGGCCTTGCGCGCGATCAGGGTGTCGGCGAGCTCGTCATCACCGGCCGCCTTGCGAATGTCGTCGTCAGAGATCGATGTGACGCGCTCGGCCGACGCCTTCAGGTCCGCATCCGACATCTTGCCGAACAGCTGCGCCGCGTCGGGCGACATGGACTGATTGCGCATGGTCTCGATCTCGCCGACCTTGGGCCCGAACGCCGCGCCCTTCGGGCCGCCCTGCGCGCGGAAGCGCAGGCTTCCGCCGACATCGAGCGTCACGGGCTTGCCACCGCGCATGCCCTGGTTGTCGCCGCCGGTGCCCGCCGCGTCCCAATTCGACAGCCACGCGTGTACCATGAAGTCTTTGGCCGCTTCCTTGCGCTCCGCCGGCGTCATGTCCGCGATGTTGTTCTTGTCGAGCTTCTCCCACTTCGTCGCAACGTGCTCGCCGCCCTCGACGTCGTGATAGTCGAGCGTGTTGACGCCGGCCAGCTGGTATAGGCGAGCAGCTGCGCGCTCGTTCGCGACATGCTCCTTGCTGGCCGGCTTTTTGATGTAGAACTTTTGTCCGCTCTTGTCGGTGAACGTGCCGCCGGCGTTGGAGCCAAGCTTGCCGCCCTCCTGCTTCAGGTCGCTCGGCTTCAGCGCCTTCTTGGACGTCGATTTGCTGCGCTCGCCGAGTTCAGTCTTCAGGTCAGCCAGTCTCTCCTCTCGCAAAGCGCGCTGCGCGTGCGTGAACGGGCTGTTTTTGATGGTATGCTGAAGCGTCTTTATGCCCGTCTCAAGCTGGAGAGTATCCATCGTGGTCGGGTCGCTGTGCGGTTGACCATTCCAATTCGTCTTCCCCGTGGTCTTGTAAGGCGAGGTTTTCTTTTCGCTCGCGGCGCTCCCGGCCGGCGAGGCGCTTTTTCCGCCGCTCCCACCGCTGCCAGCGCCGAACTGCCCGTTGTCCGAACGTGGATGCTTGCCCTCGTCCCACCCGTCGTCCTCCGCTAGTGAAGCTTCGAAGATCGCTTCGTCTTGCGCACCCTCTCCGCTGCCACTGCTAAACGGATTCGCGCCACCGCCTTCAGGATCCTTGCCGCCGTCGTCATCACCGCCGCCACCGCCGAAGGGATCATCGCCGCTGCCTTCCTCGCCCATGGGGTCGGCCGGCGGGTCGGGAACGTCGGCCACGTTGATGTCCGCGTAGCGCGAGCCTGGCTTCGCCGCGACCGCCTTGCGCACCTCTGCGGGGTCGAGCACGCCGCTGTCGATTCGGATTTGATCGGCCTCGGCCTCGGCCTTGTCGACTTCGCCCTTTTCCTTCTCCGTCATGGACCAGAGCGGCTTGAAGGCGAACGTGATTTCGTCGTCGATCTCGCCCCACAGCGACAACTGGATCAGCTCAATCACGGTCTGCAGGTGATCGCGGAAAAACGACTCCTGGTATGCCTTGATCCAGTCGTAGAAGACGCGAATTTCGCCTTCGCTCGATGCGTTCAGTCCCTTGGGAGTGATGCCCAGCAGCACCACCAATGGAATGCCCGTGACGCTCGACATCTGTTCCTGGCTCTGCGCCTGCAGCGCATCGAGCGTGCCGAGAGGCGTTGATACATTGAAGAACTCCTCCGTTTCCTTGTCGAGCAGGAAGGCGCCGGCGTTCGATCGCGTCTGGTTGAACAGGTCGACGCGCTTGGCCATTCCCTCGCCGGCGTCTTCCAGCCAGCCGGCAAGATTGGAATAGATGCCGGAGACGGAGAACGACTCGATCAGGTCGGCGACGGCCTGGCGCGTGCGCAGCCAGTTGTCGACGTAGGGCTTGGCCATCTGCGACATCGAGAGCCCGCCGAACGCATAGGCGGGCTTCAGAATGTCGGGCACCTCGCGACCGATGAAGGTCAGCAGGCGCGTGCGGTGGACTTCGATTCCGTTGCAGTACCAGGTCTCCGGCCGGTACCAGTTTTGCAGCAGCGGATTGACTGCCTCGTACGTGGCCGGATAGGCCCACATGGCCTCGACGTTCTTGAACTGAAGCTTCGTGCCCTGCTCCACCTTGCCGTAGCTTGCGGCGTCGCGACCATTTCCGATGGACGTCTTGAGCTCTTCAGCTCCGCTGTTCAGGTCACGCGCGGCCAAAGCAGCGTCGTCGATATCGACATAGATATGCGAGCGGCCAAACCATCCGTCGTACTCCGCGATGTTGCGGAATAGATCGCGGATTTTGTGCCGTTCGAGCTCGTCCTCGAGCTGCTTCAGCTTCTCGGTCTTGTCGTCCTCGCCGAGAAGGTCATCTTCACCGCCGCCCTCGATCGCAGCCGCTATCGCCGCCGCAAGATCTTCGTCGGTGGCGATGCCCTTCTTTCCGCGCTTCCCCCCATCCACGGCCGGCGGCTTGCCGGCTTTTGGTGGCTTGGCTTTCGCAGCCCCAGGCTCCGCACCTCCACCGGCTTCCTCGCCTTCCTCGCCATCGGTCTCGTCCTCTTCGTCAGCCTGCTCAGCTTCGTCGTCGGAGTCGGTAACCTGCAGCTCAATCCACTCGCGCGTCATCTCCGTCGCGGTGCGCTCAGAGATCTTGCGATACTCCGGCCGCTGGGTCAGCAACGCGAGGTACGAATAGCCGAGGAAGCCGATGCCCTCTTCGAACATCGCGCCGATCGAGCCCAAGCCGTCGAAGCCCCATGACTGCACCATGCCGAACGCGCTGGCGCTGCCCATGGCTTCGTCCATGGCGATCTTGGCAGTTTTGCCCTTCGGCAGCACGCCCGGAGGCGGCTGATAGATGTTGAAGATGTCGCGCGTCACCTGCACCTGGCGCGTCTTCTTCGCGGGTCGCATGCGCGCGGCCGCCGAGATCATGGCATCCGTGATCTTTGGCATGCGGCGCTTGTCTGCCGTCTGCGCCGCCGGCGCCGGTGAACCTGCCCTTGCCGGTTCGGCAACAGCAGCGGGCTTCGCGCGCGAGGAATGCTTCAGGCGGACGACGGCGCCTTGGCTTCCCCGCGCGCTCGCCTTGACCGCGCGCCGGGCGGCAACGCGGTTAGCTCCCACAATGTGCCTCATGACGCCCGCGCGAATGCGCGACGTGAGGTCGTCCTCACCTTTGGACATGCTCAGCGACGCCGCTTCTGCATTTTCGAGACAGCCTTGAGCGCGGCATCGGAGATCTTCATAGGCGCCCTCTCTACTCGTGCGAACTTCATCATGACGACGTCGCCCAGGTTTGGCGACTTGCTGCCGTCGGGCTGCTTGTTGATGACCATTTTGCCCAGGTTATCCTGAGTGAAGGTCGGCTGCGACAGCTCCTGCGAGAGCCGCGTGCAGAACGGCAGCGTCGACGGAATGCAAATAATGTCGTCGTGGCTGCACGGCTTGTTCTCTTTGACCAGGCGATAGGTGTTGCGGAAGCGCGTGCGCAGCGACCACCAACCTTGCGCCTTCAGGTTCTTGTAGAAGTCCTTGTTCTTGCGTCCCTTGACGTCTTCGCCTTCCGGATTGAAGACGCCGGCGGAGCCGCGGAACATCGTGACGTCGAGTTCGCTGACCTGGCTGGCCTTGCGCGCCTGGTTGATGATCCTCGCGTCGCCCTTCACGCCGGCGCCGAGACCGTCCGCGTCGTATTTGAAGCCGCGGCACTCGTTCTTGTCGGCGAGGCGGAACGCGCGCTCAACGCTGTCGAAGATGTCCGAGCCCTGTCCGCTCCACTCGTCCAGGTCGGTCAGCAGAACGCCGTAGGCTGCGACGAAGGCGTTCTTGTCCTTGCCGCCGTCGGCGACATCCATTGCGCCGGCCTTCTCGCCCGACGGCTGCAGGCCGATCTTCAGGTGAGCGTCGATCGCCGCCATCACCCATTCGTGCGGAATGACGACACCGGTCACCGACGCCGCATAGTTGATATCGAGCTCTTGCGCGATGATCACCGGGTCGTCGATGTCGTTGACCTGTTTCTGATACCACTCCTCATCCTTGCGCGGGTCGTCGCGCCAGTGGAACGTGAACTTCTCGATCTTGCCATTGTGCGCGCGGTGGAAGAACGAATTCGCATTTCCGTTCGGCGTCGAGATATCCATCCTGCAGTTGGTCGTCTGCGACAGTGCGGCGTCGACCAGCTTCGGCCGCGGCAGATGCGCGCTCTCGTCCAAGAACGAGATCGAGGTTCGGTTACCGCGCCCGATCTGATCGCCGGACTCGCCGATCATGCTGGAGCCGTTGGGAAACAGGATGCGCATGAACGGCGCATGCCGGTTTTCGTCCCATCCACCGCGGAATTCCCGCGGCAGCTCTTTCATGAAGAAGCGCGCTTTCCAGAACAGCGACTTCGGGTTGCCGACTTCGTCGACCAGCTCCTGCACGGCGGCGCCGTAGCCCGCTGCAAAGCCCGGATAAAACAGGCACAGCGTCGCACCCATCGCGACCGCCAGCCATGACACACCGCACTCACGGCTCTTCTCTGTCAGGCCTGGCTCGCGCGCGCGCCATTTGCGAACGACGTATTTGCACCAGTCCTTCTGCTTTTCGAACAGCACGAACGGAATGACGGGGTCGAGACCGAGATCGAGGCGCCGCGGGTCGTACGTCACGCCCCAATCGCTGATGAAGTCCCACGGGTTGTCGCGATAGTAGACCTGGAGCGCTGCGAGCAGCGTGCGGTCGTTGCGGATCTTCTGCAGGCGGATGGCGCGCTGCTGCCAGATCAGCTCGTAGCCTTCGTCCGGATTCTTCCAGTCGAAGGTAGCGCGCGTCGCCTTACCCACCGGGCGGTGTTGCCGGCATTGGAACGCCGGCCTCTGCGCACCACTCTGCCATTGCGCACATGCAGGGCCGGCACGGGCAGCCGTGGATCGGATGTTTCAGCCCGCGGTGATCGTAGAGCTGGCCGCTCTCGTACCACTTCAGCTCGCGACGGATTGCGCGATCGCCCCACTGTGCCGTCATCAGGCTGCACCTCGCTTCTTGGCCGGCGCCGGCGGCGCCTTCGGATTGGCCTGCAGCTCGATCAGGTCACCGTCCCGAAGAAGCTTGTAGGCGTCCTGCGCTGACACCACGCGCATGCCAGTGCCGCCACCTGACCCGTCGTTCGGCGCCGCGCCGCCACCGGCCGCCCCAGCCCCGCCTGGCGCGCTCTCGATAGAGATGGCCACGGCCTTGAACTTCGGCGACTGATAGTTCGCCACCTCGCTCGCGCAGTCCTTCGCCAGCTTCAGGTACGTGAGGAACTTCTCCTCATTCGGCTCACGGTTGCCCGGCGTAACCTGCCCAATCAGCACCGGCTGGTAATACGCCGTCAGCCCCAGCGTCAGCTGCAGCAGGTCGTTCAGCGCCTCCCGCCCCAGCTTGTCAGTGGGCTTCCGACCTGCCAGCTCCGCCTGGATGCGCTGCGCCATCTCCTCGCGCTCGATCGTCGCCTTGTGCGGCGTGTGAATGCCCTTCGGTCGACCTGCCCCCTTCCGGGGTCCGCCCTTGCCCGCCATTTTCCAAATTCTCAGTATTCAATCGCTGCCGGCGCCCGCGGGGGGCGGCCATGTTGCGTCGGCTTCGTCCCAGAGGTGCTGCATGCTGGCCCCTTGCTTGACGATCTGCTCGGCCGGGAGGTAGCAGCAGCGACAGTTGCCGAGATGAGCGGCGTGGGAGGGCCAGCCGAAGGAAGCCAGCAGGCTCTCACGCATTTGCCCGTCCAGGTACTGCACGGCTTCGTCCATCTCGGCCAGTGTCGGCAATTCACGCCACACGGCGATTGGTGGGAACACCAGGATTTGAGCCGGTCCCTTGGAATGGTCTTTGCCGGGCTTTGGGCTGGCCGTGGGGCCGGGGAACTGGATGACGGTCATTGTGCACCTCGGGGGGCTCCGCCCCCGCCGCGGGGGCTCCCTCCCTCTCGTATACCTGTTCTTAAGGTTCTCTTGGCAATCTGTGTGCGGTCGGGGAACGCCCCAGCCCTACTCTTACATACAGATAAAAACCCCAAGGCATTGAAAATGAACAGAAACGAAGCACCGCACGGGCAGCTGCCATATTCGCAAATCGTCCCGTCGACATGGAACAACACGATCGACTTCTACATCGTCGCGCTGCCTGGCGCCTGCCTGCTCGGCGCGATCCTCGCCGTGGTGCTGTCGTGGTTCTGAGCAGCTCAATAGCCGCGCCACCTGCGCGCCACCGCTGCCTATGTGGCGCTCCGCAGGTGCCGTGCGGCTGCTGTCACGCCGCTTGCGTCTGCCGGGACCATGCACCGCACCGCCAGCTCGGCCGCGGTCCGCGCGGTCTGCTCGGCATCGGCCTCTCCCTCGAGCTCGCCGTTCACGAACAGCCGCCATCTGCCGATCGGCGCCCCGGTCTGGTCGAGGACCTGGCGCACATACAGCTCGTGCCCCTCGATCGAGAGGTAGGCGCCGCGGGCCCGACCGTGCGTCGTTTGCCAGTCTGCCATTTGACCCCTTGATGCCGGTCGCAAATCACTATACTGTCAGTTTAGTAGAAACCCAATCCGGAGGAAGACGGACATGGACGAACGAACTCAGCAGGCCCTTGCGATCGGTTTTCCGGTTGTTCTCGCGATCAAGCACCAGCGCATTGCCGACCTCATCACCACAGCACTCGAGACTCCTGTCGGCGATTGGATGCAGCGTGCCGTCGTTCAGCACATCGGCGGCAAGCCGGTCGGCGTCGATCGCAAATCTCCCTGGTATTCCCAGGGCGCCTTTTGGGCCAATCCCGGCGCCGGCCTTGTCTGCGACGTCGACAAGCCGACGGATGATCATAGCGGCAAGAAGGTTCTCATCCTCACCGATTTCCAGCATGCTTTGATCTTGCTGGCGACGGCCAAGGACGGCGCCTATGCACACCACCTCGGTGATTTTCTCGCCTGCAACGACGACGCCAACACGGCCGACATCTTCATGCAGCTCGCCGTCTACGGCGAAGAGGTTTTTGCGTGAAGTGCGATCGGTGCGGCGCCGTTAACCGGCATCTGAAGTGGTGCACATTTCGCGCGCCGGTCGCGGCTTCTGAACACAGGATCGCGGTGCAAGCGATCGCTCATGAGATTGCCGCACTTCTCACAACTCACATGAAAGCTGCGGTTCAGATCGATACCTATGAAACCAACACCGGGCTGCAGCAGATCAGTCTACAGCTTGGCGAGACCAAATATCACCTCACCGTGACGAAGGCTCGGCAACAATGAAGCAGGACCTTCAAGACTATCCGCGCGCTCTGCTCGAATACATGGCGGAGCGCGCGGCCGCGGAGGAGAACACCGATCTCCTCGCCCGCATCAACGAAGCGATCCCGAAGGCCGCAGCCTACGCGATCGACCACCGCCGGGGCCCTCGCCGCGGCTGACCATCACCTTGGCATTGGAGGAAGACGATGCCCGCTCCCAAGATCGACCTGAAAACTGCCTCCCTCACCATGTTGCGCGCGATCGCGCTGTCGACCGCCCGCGATATCGACCGCGGGCAGGACGCCGACGGCTCGCTGCGCTCCCTCCTGGAGCAGGTGTTCACCCACATCCCAACCGCGAAGGTCGCAGCATGAAAAAGCCAAACAAACTTCTTGGCCTTGGTTGGTACCGCCTCACGCTGTCGCACCAGGCCCTGACCTTCGCCATGCGGGAGAGCTCCCCCATCGCTGGACAGTGCCATGTGCGCCGCCCCGACGGACAATGGGACTGCTTCGTCACCCTTGCGGTCGCCGATACGCTGAAGCAAATGGCAAACCCCGGCGAGAATCTCTCTGATGCCGTGGTGCGCCTTCTTGCGCTGAAGGAGTCGACCAATGGCTGAAGGCCAAAAAATTGAGGACGCCTTTTCCGCAGCCCAGTTCATGCTGGCAGGCAAAGCCACGCTGACCGTCGTCAGCGAAGCTACCGGCAACCGATTCACATACCAGGTCCGCAACTGGAAGAAGGCCAAAAACGGCACCATGCACTTTGTCAGCGTGCGCACCGGCAACGACTATGCCTCGATCGGGGTGATCCGCGACAAGGAAAGCTTCAGCGTCGGAAACCGCGCCGACCTGCCCTACGACGACAAGCGCACGCTCGGTTTCCGCTACGTGTTTGAGTACCTTATTAAGCACCGCGCCATGCCGCCTAAGGCCGAGATCTGGCACGAAGGCACCTGCGGCCGCTGCGCTCGCCCGCTCACCGACCCCGTATCGATCGCACGCGGCATTGGGCCAGAGTGCGCTAGCAAGATGGAGTGCATCTGATGCCGCTCAAAACACCGTTCAAGCGTCTCCGCCGAATCCGCGGCGGTGACGTACATATCAAAGCCCCGATCATCGACGGGATCACGATCACTCTCTGCGGTCTGCCCGCCGCGGAAGGGACAACGCCGATCGCTACGACTTCGGCTCCGGTCGATTGCGCGACCTGCCGCACGATCGCCGCCTATTGCCAGTCTCACCGCGCGCTGCGCAAGCCCGCCAAGGTGAAGCCGTGAGCCGCGGTTCGTCGAAGCGCCCGCCCAACACCATGAATCCGGAGGCCAAGGTGCTGATCGAAGCCGCTCTCGCGAAGTGCGAGGGCTGCCGGCAGTGGTGGCGCCTCGCCGGCGGCACATACCGTCACCGCACGCCGAAGCGTGGATGGGACTGCACCGCGCGCGAGGAGCGCGACGAGCTACGCGCGATCGCTGCGCTCGTTCGTCTTAAGCAGCAGGAGCGCATGCAATGCTCCTGATCATGTCCTGCAGCGAGGTGAAGCTACCTCCCAAGAAAGACACGGCGCCATTCGCCGAAGTCTACAACGGGCCCATGTGGCTCCAGGTCAAGGCGAGCAAGTTCCCGCTCGCCCAGGTCGCGGCGATCAGCGCGCTACACGGTTTCATGGAGCCCGGCACCGAGATCGAGATGTACGACACCCTCATGGATGCGAAGCGCTCGCAGTGGTTCTGCGGAAAGGGCAATCACGTCTGGCGCCTGGCGCGCGCTGCGGAGGCTGCCGGCGGCGCCTTCATGGTCGGGGGTCAGATGTACCAAGAGCTCGGCCAGACCGCGCTACGTATCGAACCAGGCCTGCCTATCACTTTCGCGTCAGGCTCCTACCTGCAGCAGCGTAAACAGCTTGGAGAATGGCTCAGGCTGCAAGCCTCGACCGCTCCCGCTCGATAACTTCGAACGTCTTCTTCCCGCCGGCGAGCGTCGCACGCTTGCCCGTGACCTTCTCCCACCGCCGCACCGTCATGTCGACGAATGCGGGATTTAGCTCCACCGCAAGACACACGCGCTGCAGCTGCTCGGCCGCGATCAGCGTGGTCCCTGAACCGCAGTATGGTTCGAACACGCTATCGCCGCCGTCGGAGAACAGGCGCAGCAACCGCGCCATCAGCTCGACCGGCTTCGCCCAGGGAACGGGACGCTCCCAATGGCCGATGCCAAAATACTTCGAATACTCCTCGTGCTCGAGCCCGCGCCGCGGGGCGATCTTGCCCATCATCACCACGTAGTCGAGATCCGACATGAGATGGTTGTTGTGGTTCGGCACGGCCGCCTCGCGGTGCAGCACCGCTACATCCCAGGTCAGCTTGCGCTCGCGAGCGAGATCCAGGTAATCGGCGAGCAAGCCCTTGCTCGTGAAGATGACGTTCGTGTCGAGCAGCTCACACAGATCCGCGACTTCGAAGTCGTGCACCTGGTCGCGCTTCATTTGCTGCGCGTGCGGGACCTTCTGCGGATATATCCCACCGCCTTCGGTATCGGCTCGATACGGCGGGTCGGTCAGCATCAGCCGCGGCTTGCCGCGACCCCACAGCTTCTCGATCGTAGCCGCGTCGGTGCAGTCACCGCACACGAGACGATGCGAACCCATGTGCCAGACGTCGCCGGCGCGCGAGATGGCTGGCGCGAGCTCCGGCAGGTTATCCAGCGTCGCCTGGTTCTTCGCCGCAGTACCGCCGCCAATGAACGTCGCAAGATGGATATTGCTGAAGCCGGTCAGCTGCAGCGGATAGTCGTGCTTCGCGAGCGTCGTGAGGTTCACGCGCAACAGCGCGTCGTCGAACCCGGTCATCAGCGGCACCTGGTTGTCGGAAAGTACGATCGCGATCTTGTCGTCGATCGACAGGCCTGCGCTCGTGATTGTCGGAATCTGGTAGCCTCGCTTGATGCACGCGAGGCGCCGGCCATGCCCCTTCAGCACCGTGTCGTGTTCGTCGATCACCGCCGGCTGGTCAAACCCGAACTCGTCAATCAGCGCCGCGATTGCCTCGATCTGCTCGGCTGTGTGAATCTTCGGGTTGTTCGGGAATGGCGTGAGCTCCGCGGGGTCGCGCAGCACGATCTTGTCTGAGACCGATCGCGACACCTTCGACGCCGCCGGCGCGCGCTTCTTCGGCTTTGCGCGTCGCGCCATCATTCACCTCAAAAAGTTTTCGGGGGCCGGGGCGCTGCGCGCTGCACTGGTCCGGCCCCCTTGCAGCACACCGAGGGCTGCCGGTCTCCTACTCGCCGATCGTCTCATACCTGCTTTCACGGACGGGTGCGCGCGTGCAATGTCCGCTTTCGCTCGATCGACTTTCGCTCGGGATTCATGCGCACGATTGTCACCGTGGCGGGTGGACCAGAGGCACGCGGTTGAACATCTGCACAACGATCAAAACGCACCCCGACAAGGAGCAAAACCGTGCTTACCGATCACCTCCGGTCACGCTGGACCGGAGGATTTCGCCATTTCGGCTTCAGGGTGCGCGGGGGTTATGACTGCAGCGACGGGCGAAGACGGTTCTCGTCATTCCGCGCCTGTCGCAAATCCGTTTTCTTGCCGACAAGGCCTCGCTTCTCCGCCCACACATGCAGGCGCCGGCGAATCTTGCGGAAGCTGATGACGTCGATCGAGTTGTCGCGATCGAGCTCGGCATCGTGCCGATCACGGAGGTGATCTTCCAGGAGCGTGACATGGTGGGCGGCGACGTCCTTCAGCATCTCGTTGTCGAGCTCCACGAGCTCGAGCCGCTCCTCGATCCTGGTCGACCGCATGGAGTGCGTCTTGCTGTCGGCAAAGCCGCCGGTCCGCTGCATAGCGGTGATCATCCTGCCCTGGTCCACGACCAGCCTGCGGAGCTCCGCAACCTGCTTCAGCGCTTCCTCAATCGTCGGCTTTTGGTCGGCCATTCTTTCCGGTTCCCCTGCCCGCCAAAAAGCCCGCCGCGGGCTGCATCCGTGGCGGGCTTCAGGGGGGCATTTCATGGTGAAGGCGCAATACCCCTTCCGGGGCTCGCTCGCGAAGGAGTGTCAAAAACTGTCCCGGAAGCAACCCTATTAGCGGGTACGCGGTCAGGTACGAAGGCGGGTACGCGCCGGGTACGCGGGTACGAACGCACCCAAAAAATGATGGAATTCCAACGAGATGAACTTTTGTAAGGAAATTTTGTCAAAATCGAGCAACCGAAGTGTCCGAAAAGGCCCCCAGCCGGGCATAGGAGCGTCTGTGGTGCGCCAAACGAGGAATCGGGCTACCGATCTGCTCTCGTGTTCACCCCCTTTCCCTCGCCTCCCAAAAACGTCAGGGCGAACGGCCTGCCCGCGTCCGCGTGAGCAAGCAAAAGTTGGTGGGCCGCATACACGTCGCCGGTCACTCCCCATAGCGCCAAACTCAGCACGAAAGGATCGATACCGAACGAGCTCCAGAAGGCCAGTTCGTCTCCAATGCGGTGTTGCCCTTCATGATGCGGCCGACAGCCAGGCAGCGACCAGCGATCGTCTGGCTTTTCTCCTCCGCCCGTTTCCTTTCCATAGAAGGACGAATTTGCTCGCAAGTGCATGGGATCGTCAGCCTGGATGTGCTTGCCCTCGACCATGCAGCAGATGCACGGCAGCTGCTTCACGAAGTCGAGGTGCTTGCGGGCCAGCTTGCGCGGCGTCTTGAACGGCTTCAGCCTGGACTGCCAGCCGCCCTCGGGGACAATGCGCGCCGCCATCACTCCGCCTCCGCGAACAGCGGCAAGTCGCGCCATGGCGTCGGCTTCGGTTCTGGCTGCACGGTCAGCGCCGGCGCTCGCAGGTTCAGCTTGGCGAACGCCCACGTCACCAGGGCGACGTATTGCTCCGGCCGCACGCGGTCGATCGAAGAGTAGATCGAGCGCTCCCATCGTTGAGCTCCGCGAATTGTGCGAAGCATGACGGCAGCTGAATGGCGCAGCGCTGCTTCGCGCGTCGGAAAGAATCGCATTCGCTCTTCGTCGCGAACAAACCCGTCCGATAGCCAGCGTCCGTCAGCCAACCCGACGGCTTCGAAGTGCCAGCGGCAGAACCGGTCTCCGAGATCCTCCCGCGCCCAAAACTGGTCTTCCGAGCGAGGCCAGAGATAGTGATTGGGGTCCGAAGGAATGACGCCGTCGATGCGCCTGATCGCACCGGTATATGGATTCGAGTAAGGCTCACGTTTCTTCATCACCATGCCCTCCCGCACCGCCGGCAATGCCAGCAGATCTGCCAACCACTCCCGTCGTTACGGTGATAGAACCACCTCGACTTCGAATGAAACCACATGCACCACCACACCATAGCTCGTTCCTCAGAAGGGGATATCGTCGTCCATGTCGTGGTTGCTGCCGCCGAAGGCGCCTGTGCCGCCGGCGGAGCTCGCATGACGTCGCGCCGGCGTGCCGTAGTCGTTGGGGCTGTCCTCGCGCTCGCCGCTTCCCTCGCGCCTGGTCAGGTTCACCAGCTGCCCGCCGAAGTTCGCGATGACGACTTCGGTCGCATAATGCGTGACGCCGTCCTTCTCGTAGCTGCGCGTCTTCTGCTTGCCCTCGACGTAGACCTTGTTGCCCTTGGTCAAATACTTCTCGGCAAACTCGACCAGCGGTTCATTGAAAATCTTTACGCGGTGCCAGTCGGTGACTTCCTTGCGCTCACCGGTTTCCTTGTCGCGCCAGCTCTCGCTAGTCGCGACCGACAGCGTGCAGAACTTCCCGTTCTTGCCGTTGATGATCTCTGGGTCCTGTCCGAGATTGCCAACCAGGATGACCTTGTTCACGCTACCCGACATGCTTTCTCCTCCTGAGGTCCCAATTTAAGGTGGCCTCGCAATAGGCTGCAAAGTCGACCTTACTGATGTCCATGACGGTTCGCTCCACCTCCCACCATCCATGAACGGGGCATATCCACGAGCGCGCCAGATGCACCAGGTAGCCGTGCTCGATGCGCACGATTTTCCAATTCGCACCGAGCCATGTAACCCAGCAATGCCAATCGTGTTGTTCGTTCATGTCGGCGCCTTCCCTTCCTTCTTCAGGCCCTCGACAATCAGCCGGATGGCCTCTTTGCGGTCACGATAGAACACCTGCCGGTGCACGCCGATCGCCTTGCAGCGCTGGCTGATCTTGTGGCCGTATACCTTCCACATCGCGCCCAACTGCGCGAAGCCGGCATAGTCCGGATGCTGATCGTTGAGAAACCGCGCCGCCCAGGCCAGCGCGTCGTCCGCGCGTTCCATCTCCTCGGCCGACGGCACACCCTTGAAGCGGTGCGCGATCGCGTTGCGCAGCGACTTGTTTCCTGCCTGGTGCACCATGTCCGACACCTCGCGGATGATGCTCGGCATGGCGTTGCCGAATTCGCGCGGCCGCACGTTGTTCACGCTCGATCGAAAGAGCGTCTTGAAGGCCTCCTCGAGCCGTGCCTCGACCATCTCCGGAGTCCAGGTCGTGCCGCGCAGCGCTTCGGCCGCTTCCATGCGCTCCTGGTGTTCGCGCCGGCGCTTCAGCACCAACGTCTCATCTGCCTCTGCAGTGAAGGCATGGTGCTGATCCGCTTCGTCACGAAGCTTTCGCATTTTTTCGTCCGGACCGGTATCGACATTGCCTTTCATGTCGTCCGGAAGCGGAGCGAGGACTTCGTCCTTCTCCAGATCGGCACGCTCGATCAACATGCCGGAAGGATCTACGGCCATAGGCCAGTCGCGCCCTTCCTTGAATCGTTCCTTCAGCCGTCGCTTGTGCGGCCGCAACGCCCGCGAGTCGCGGTGGGCATCTTTCACGAGGCGCTTCCGCATCTCCATAACGGCGGGAGATTTTGGCTTTTCGTCCACTTTGCTGAACCCCTGCATTTTTCGTTCGCTCGTCAGTTAGAACAGATCAGGCGGGAGGTCGTCCCGGTTTTCTCCGGGGGCAAGCAACGGGTCTGGAGCTCCCTTCTTCTTCGGTGGCGGCGCGGGCCACTGCAGATTCTTACCCCATACCTTGCGCCCTGTCGGCCACACATAGGCGATATCCTTCGGCTTCTCGATGTCGTCCCCCGGTTGTTGGGGGTCGCGCATGGTCGCGATGCCGATAACGTTGTAAGGCAGTAGCTCCTCGCGGAAGCGCCGCACGCGCGCCTTGATGCGATTGCGGTACTTCTCGTGGGTTTCGTCGCCCTCGCGCGGATCTGTCTTCTGGTACTCCGCACCAAGCTGCGCCCATGTGATGACGCGTGGAATGCCAACGGGGATTCCGAGCTCGGGAGGAGGCGGAACGCCCGCGCTGTCGATCGCCTTGAGCAACGCACGGAAGACGCCAAGCGAATGGCCCTTGAGGTAGAACCCCTCCGGACGATCGCGCCCCTTGAACTCTTCGACGGCGGTGTCGGGCACATGCTGCGCTGGCTCGACCGAGACCATCGACGGTATCGCTTCGCCGTCTTCGTCGGTGCCGATCCTCACGCTTTGCAGAACAAATTCCCAACGTGTGTTGTCATCGCCTTCGCGCTGCTTCTTCACAACTCCGCGCCGAACAACGCGGCCTTCGTCGTCGCGCTTTTCAATCGTGTGCTTTGTGTCGGTATAGACGCGCTCGACCAGGATGGCGGTCTCGATCGCGTTGAACAGCTGCTCGTTGCCGCGGTGCTTGCCCTCCGCATTGGTGTGGCCGATCACGATCAGTGGAACGTGCGTCGTCTCGCGGACGATGTCGTAGTTCGTGATGATCCGGTTAATGTCCTCGCTCTTGATCTCGCTAGATCCGCGTGTTGCCGCATTGTGCGTATCGACCACGACGGCCGCCAGCGGCACCTTGAAGCCGTCAGCGAGGTTGAGAATCTCCTCAGAGATCAGCTTCGCGTTATCTTCGGTGGCGTAGAGGTTCGGCGGCCGCGTCACCCACGAGAACGAATGCAAATCTGCAACCGACATGTTGTGGTGCTTCAGGTACGCACGTAAGCGGTTCTCGAAACCGGTCGCGCCCTCATAGGTCAGATAAACGATTCCGCCCTGTACCGTCTTTCGGCCGGCGAACGGCTCGCCGTTGTGGATATGCATGACCATGTCCAGAACTTCGAACGTCTTGCCTGACCGGCTCGGGCCCATCACCAGCACGTTGTCATGCATGGGCAGGATACCCTTGATCCGCCACGGGTAGGCGCGAACAGCGGTACCGAGATCGGCTGAAGTCTTGGCTCCGAACTTGGATTGGTACGGCTCCGGCTTCCACGGCTCGAGCCGGTCAACGATTTCTAGAAGCTGGTCCTTCGTGCCGCCGCCGATGTCCCGCCAATCCTTGATATCTCCCTTCATCGGGCACTTCTGCCAAACATCGCGGAAATTCAACGCTTGCACGAGCTCGACGCCGACCGCCTTCAGCATCGGCGCGATCTTGGCTACGCGCTCGGCGCCGGCGCGGTCATTGTCCTGCAACAGAACGACATGCCTCGCGTTGCGGAATAGCTCCGCACACGCCTCGGTGAAATGTTTGGCACCTGCCGAATTTGTGGTGCCGATCAGCCCCCATTCGGTGAGCACGTCAACCTTGCCCTCTCCCTCGGGCAAGAAGATCGTGCGCTGATCCTCCTTCGGCTCCTGGAGCTCATCGAGCACGGCGTTCGCGTTGAACATCCAGTGGTCGACGTTGGATAGCTCGGGGAACGTCCTGATCGTGATGCCTTGCCATTGGAGACGTTCGTCGGTTGCGCGAAGCCATGCTGTGCTACGCTCCGTCTTGACGAACTCCAGCGGCTGCGGATCTTCCGGGTCTCGATCGAAGACGTCCAGTCCCATGATCCATGTGCCGTCACCAAGCGGGCGCCGCTGCCAAAACGTCTTGAACGTCTTCCCGTTCTTTTGGCGCCAGCTTCCATCCGGCATGCGGTCCTGCGCGCGCACGACCTGATAAAGCAGGTTGTTCTCGGGGTCGACGTAGTCCCAGGTCGCTACGATTTCCTTTTTGCCAGTAACAGCGGGAGCAGACCGTTCGGAATGTGCTGGAGCATCTCCCAAACTTCCTGAAGCCCGATCGTCACCAGCTGAGCGTGGATGGCCTTCTCCGATTCCGTTGGATCGCGCTCCGGATGCCCGTGTTGGTCCAGCTCGATCAGTCGGAGAAGAAGACTGTCCAGCTCCATTTTTGAGGGATACACCTGCCTGTCGCGCGAGTTCTTCGACGGCTTCGACGAACGAGAGGCCGTCATAGGTCTGGAGGAAGTCGAAGACGTCGTGCGGCTTGCCGTCACCGCCGCTTCCGAACTCGCACCAGAAGCCTTTTTTATCGTTGACCGTGAACGACTCGTTTCCTTTTTGGACATACTCGACGCCCTTCTTTATCAGTTGGAGACGCGAGCCGACGACGTCGCTCACCTTCAATCGAGAGCGGATTTCGTCCAGCTGCCGCGGGTCGAACTTCATCACACCAGCCCCTTGAAACGCGGACCGCCGATATGGCTACGGTGCGGAAAAAAATACCAGGCGCAGTTATCGACGCCTTGCTTGTTCGTCTTCTCCATCCACTTCACGCGCCCCACGCTCACGATCAGCGAGCATCGGTCGAGCAACTCCGCCGCCTGCTGCGTATGCATCCAATCCGCGTCAAGCAAAAGCCAGGTCGGAAGCAGCGCCGGCAAGTGCTCCATTAGCTCGTGAAGGATATCGCGCGTCCATGGCGGGTTCGTCACGAACATCATCGCGCCGGCCCGCCGCCGCCAGCTTCGATCGAGTGTCATGGCATCACGGCGCTCGATTGTCTTGCGGCCCGGATACAGGTCGCTTGCGTGAACGCACTCGTGGCCGTGAAACTCCATGAGACGGACCAAGTCGCCATTCCCGGCACATGGCTCTGCGAACGTGATCCCGCGCGGAAGGTACGGCTGAAGTCGTTGGACCGGCCGCGGGTCCTTCGTCATATATTTGTCGGCAAACCGACGATCAAAATTACTGCGCTTTCCCATCTGCTCAGTCAGCGGTCGATGCTTGCATCGTGTAGCCGAAGTCCGGCGCGTGAATGATATCGAGTCCAAGCGGCGTGAGCATCTGGCGAATGCCGGCGATGGTTTCCATGCACCACACCTTCTCGCTCAAACCAGCCCTGCGTTGTTGTCCGGCGGTTCCGGCCTGCATCAGATAGGCATAGTCAAGATGTCCTTTGCCTATGGCGCGGCGCAGCGCTTCAGCGACACGAAATTCCGTCTTCGTCAGCATCACCGACTTGCCGTTGAATTCGAACTTCACCCCGCCCTCAAGAATAGGTCGTTTCACCTGCGACGGCAGCGGATCAGGCGTCGCAGCCGCTACTGTCGCGATTGGCTTCTCCTCGATCTTTGGTTCAATCGGACGAACGAAATTAATCCCATCGCGAACAAGCTTCTTTGCTGCCACTTGATCGTAAAGCGAAGCCGTCCAGTTGCTCGGCGCCTCGGCCCAATACTGCCGACGGACATACGCGATGATCTGCGAAGCAGATGCCTTTCCCTCATGGTGGGCGATCGCGTCCATCGCCATGTTGAGATTCGTTGGAATGCCCGCCGGGCGCACCGGTCCCGTAGACTTCGGTCGACCGCCGACATCGCGCGCCATCTCCGTCGGAGCCGACGGTGCCGGCTTTTCCACAACCACATCCACCTTCGGCGCGACCCACACGGCTTGGCGATCGCGCTCGATCGTGCTCGGTTCCGGTTCGCGGACGATTTCGACGTTGCCCCGATCACGCTGCTTTTCCGTATCGGGCAACTCAGCCGTTGCGGTCGCATTTATTTCAACCACCTCGACGTCGTAGCCGTAGACAAGGTCGAACACTGCAGCCGCGGCCTGTAGCCATAGGACGCGCTTAGACGGCGGCCACACGGCGCCGGTCTCCGGCAATTCGTCGATCAGCGCTCGCACCAGCGCGTGTCGTTCTGTCATCGTCGGTTCCTCTTCAGCTTCTCGGCGGCCTTCTCCAGGTCGCGCTGCTCCAGCCATTCCACCAAACCTTTTAGCTCACGCATCACATGAAGCTCGCGGCGCCAACCCGATAGCATCAGCTTTTCCCCGCAAACCCTGCTGTTCACACATGCGAGAACTCCCTCTTCGTCTTTGACGCCGCATGCAGGTTCACGACATTCCAACTTCGCGCGCGCTTCCAGGCTGGCAAGACGGTCGACCGCATACAGGAACATGCGATCGCGCGGACGAAGCTTCTCCCACTCCTCCGCCGACGGCTCAGTCGGGGATGTCAAGATCTTCGTCCTCGACGTGTCGACGTTGCTCCTGCGCAGCGCGGTCGTTGAACAGCTGATCGTCGATATCGTCCGGCACCTTCGTCGCGCGCGATCGCTTCGCCGGCCGACCATTGGTCTCTGCATACCAGACAGCTGTCAGGAACGCTTCCGCGCGATGCTGGTCACCCTTCTTCGTGAGGAACGGCTGAACTCCCGGCCAGCGCCGCAGCACCACCTGCCGCGCGCTGTCGTCGATGCCGCCGCCCTTCTTCTTCCCCTTGAGGCCGAAGTGACCTTTCCACGCCGTGGACGACACGCGGACGCGACCGACGTTCAGGCACGCAATGACGGCATGGATTGCATAATATGATCCGCCGAAGCGGAACATGGACGTAGCGCCGAATTGCACTTTTTCGTCCGATCCGTCGTCACCCTTCTTCGTCGGCATGAAGGCGTTGACGATCTCGATCACCGCAATATCAGGACTCGCCTGCCAAATCAGATCGCGCAAAACCGCATAGTCAATTTCGCGTTGATTGCCTTCGCCGATGGTCGGGATATCGAACATTGAGTGAGGAGCATTGCCGCCGGCGGCGTCAGAACAGTAAAGCGCGCAAGCGCCGTTGATGCCCGGATCGACACCCAGGATACGAGTCATGGTCGCCTCGTGATGGTTTAGTGTTTGGTGCCGGGCGCCGGACCGCGGCCGACATTTTTCAGACTATCGTCGTCAGCTCGAGGAGTTGCGCCGCTCTTCGACGCCAGGTCCTGCACGACGCTTGCCGCGCTGGCTCCTGGTTGGCGAAGATGGCGCGGCCGAAGATCACGTTCGCCGTCGGCTTGCGTCTCGCGCGGCGGCTCATCGCCGTCGGCATCCGAACCTCCGCCGATCTCACCTTCGCCAAACAGGCGACCCTGCAGACCCGCGAGCTCGTCCAGTTTGAAATATCTGCGCATCTTGTCGAATTGCGCCAGCTTGATCGCCAGCTTTTCGGATGCGAGAGCCTCGTTCTTTGCCGCCTTCAGATCGTCGTAGAGCTTCTGACAGACCTTGAACGCCCACAGGTTCAGATGTTTTTTGGTCGCGACGTCGGCGGCATCCTTCAGCCGAACGTTCGCTTCGTCGACGGTTTCCTTGGCGTCGCAAAACTCGGTGTTGAAAGTTCTGATCGTGGTGTCCGCCGGCAGGCGGATTTCCTTACCTGATGGCTGCTGTTCAGTCGCGATCGTGGTGCGCTTTGCCATTGAGCAATCTCCCCGTCTGGTCCCCCGCGCAGAACCGCTGCGCGAGGGGCCAGGGATACCGGCGATGGAAGCCTTGGCAGGAAACCGCCACCGGAACAGGAATCGCAAATTCGAGGAGAGAGCTTGCCAAGGCTTTCGTGCGAGCACGCTGGGAATCAGCGGCGACCACATGGATAGGATGCTTTCAGCTTCGTGGTCAACCGGTGTGTCGAGAGAATGACAGAAGGTAGGGTACGAGAAGAGAGGGGCCCTTCAGGGCCCTCTTCTATCCCTCAGAGCAAGAAGCCGCGCGAGGCAATACAAACGTACCCGGTCGGTCGTCAAGAGCGAAGCCGGTACGCGGAGGCCGGTACGCGGCCCGGTACGAGGTACGTCGGCGACCCGAAAGTCTCGACATCTCAATGAGATCAGTTTCGTACCGGACTTCGTGCGGAATTATTTTCGGTCGGCTTGTGGAAAAGGGGGATGGACGGCCTTACTAAACTGTGAGTATAGTCCGACTCACAGCAACCGGCCATGGAGGAAGACATGCCCGCTGACACCCACAAAGCGCACTTCGAGGTGCCTTTTGCCGATTTCGAGTACGAACACCTCGCCAAGGAATGCGGGTGCTCGCAGGCGCTTCACTGCGGTCATGCGCTGGTCGTCGTCGGCACCGAGTATTCAATCCGTACCCTTGAAGCCAACCTGTCGTTTTCGTGGTCGCATATTCAGGTCCTCTCGTGAACATGCACGTTCCCGCTTTGCAGCGCAGCCTGCCCGACATGGTTGCCGAGTACGACGCCAAGCTTGCCGCCATCCCTCAGGCCGTGAAGGATTTCGAGCGTGCCGGCAATCTTCTGAAGGAAGCCGCGATGATCGGCGGCCAATATGGCGACGTCTCGATCGACACCGGTCACATCTACGAATCGATCCTTCGCACGTCGCTGCTGAAGTCAGCATGGAAGTACGTATTCACCGGCCTGAACCTCGACACGATCGCGACCGCCAAGGACAAACAAGCGTGGCGGATTGCACTGGAGAATCCTGCCCCCTTCACGCTCGACAACGTCGGCGCGACGTTTGAAAAATACATCCAGAACCCACGCACCAGCATCTTGCGCGGGCTGGCGGAGGTGTTCTCCGACCTGGACCAGGCCTATAAGAGCCATGAGCGGATGAAGATAGGCGTTGCCGGTCTACCGAAGCGAATCGTTCTCCAGAGCGTCGGTTACTCGGACTCCTATGGCCGGCAGAAGCTGCGCGACATCATGAACGCTCTGGCAGCATACCGCGGCGAGCCGTTGACGGAGTACAAGGAATTTGACGAGCTCGACGCTCTGCACAGCAGCTTTAGGCCACGCGCCGGAATCGTCACTATCCGTGGCCTCACGATCAAAAAGTACCTGAACAACAATGCTCATGTCGTGTTCGACAAGGCGTCTCTTCTCGACATCAACAAAGCGCTGGCCGAGTTCTATGGTGATGTGCTGCCGGACTGTGCTGAAGCAAAGCCGACGAAGAAGCAGCCCGGCACCGCGGTGTCCAAGGATCTGCAGTATTATCCGACGCCGACGAGGACGGTCGACCATGTGCTTGACCACCACATTGGCAACATGGACGGCGTCGAGGTGTTGGAGCCTTCCTGCGGCGATGGACGTTTTCTGGACGGGCTGCGCAAGCGAAAGGCGAAGCCGTACGGGATCGAGGTAGACGCGCTGCGCGCCAACCAGGCCCGCGCCAAGGGCCATTCGGTGATGACCGGGAATTTTCTCGCCACTCCGGCGGTGAAGAAGTTCAAGATTATCGTCATGAACCCGCCATTCTACGGCACGCACTATGCCCAGCACGTTCTCCACGCGTGGGACTTCCTCGAGCCGGGCGGCCAGCTTGTCGCCATCCTGCCGGTGACCGCGCGCGAGCACGGGCTGCTCGACCCCATCCTGCCGAAAAAGGGCTGGTCTACCCCGTGGCACGATCTTCCTGTCGGCTCGTTCTCTGAGAGCGGGACCAACATCAACACGGTGGTTCTAACGATCCGAAAGGCCTCGTAATGTCGTGGATTATCTTCGTGGCTTTCGTCTTGGCTGTGAGAGCTCTCTACAAAACCTTCGTCCAGCCGGGCTGGAGGAAGTCGAAGACTCACAAAGATTGGGAGAGGTGGCGCAATGGCTGACAAAAAAACTCCCGGAGAAGTCGAGGCCAGCATCGCGCGGCTTCGCGAGCTCCGCTACATGACCCGCGGGCCCGGCGCCAAGGTGAAGGCGACCTCGCTCACCACGAAACGGATCGAGCAGCTGCGTACGGAAGTCGCTGCGATCGAGGCCAAACCACCGAAGCCGAAGAAGGCGAAAAAGAAAGCGAGACGTCGATGAAGTTTCCCCTTTCTCTGGATCTGCGCAAAAGCACGCTAGATCTCAAGGAAGATTACCTCCGAGTGATTGACGCCGATGGCGTTCGTCTCATGACGATAAACGCCGATTTGGACGACGGGACGTTCAATGAGGCTGGTCTCGTGGTCGATATACTGAACGCCGTCAATGACCGAGGCCCAGACAGGGTTCGTGATCTGTCGGTCGGTGTTTACAAAAAGCTGCTCGACGCCAGCTGCAAGGGCGACGCCGACCGTATGCTTGCGAAGGACCTGGAGAAGGACCCGAACGATGGCGGCAAGAAGCTGCGCAGCCGCGCCGGCGCCTACGACGCTGCGGTGCGCGCGACTCTGGAAGTGCTCAGTGAACGCGGAGGATCGTAATCTCCTGTTCCTGCTGGAGCATATGACGACCAGTCCGCCTCGCGTTGAGACGGATGGCCTACCGCTCGGCGCCGCGATCGCGCGCGCTGCCAATTTCCGAAACCGATATCATGGAGGAAGACATGAAAGCCGACGTTCCCAAGGACTACCGACTGATCTCGCTGCAGGCGAGTAATGTGAAGAAGCTGAAGGCGATCGCCATCAAGATCGATGGCGCTCCAATCTTCAAGGTCAGCGGCCGAAACGAGATGGGAAAAAGTTCGGTGCTCGACGTCGTCACCATGGCGATCGGCGGCCCGCGCTTCTTCCCGAAAGAGCCTATTCGTAAGGGCCAGGACGAAGCTGAGATGTCGCTCGATTTCGGTGCTTTGCAGCTGACGCGCAAGATCTGGCGCAAGGAAGGCACCGACGCGCTGGGGTCGAGTCTGTCCTTGAAGTTTGCCGATGGGCGCCGGCCGAAAGAAAAGCAGACTGAGCTCGACGCGCTGCGCGGGTCGACCATCGCAGACGATCCGATCGAGTTTGCGCACATGGACCCGAAGAAGCGGTACAACCTTCTGAGAGGGCTCGTCCCAGGCTTCGACTTCGACGCAAACGCGGAGTTGCACCGCACACTGTTTGAGGAGCGGACTGATGCCAGTCGCGACCTGAAGAAGGCGATTGCGGCCGCGGAAGCGATCGTGGTGCCGCTGGACGCGCCGGCGTCTCCGGTCGACATCACGAAACTTTCCGAAGAACTGACGCGGGCCTTCACCACCAACAACGAGATCGACCAGCGTGCGCGCCGGCGGGAGGAATTCGAGGACAACCTCGAAAGCATGCGTGATCGCCTGGATACGATGCGGGCGGAGGTCGCGAAGCTGGAAGCCGAGATTGTCGAAGCTGAAGGTAAGCTTTGCAAGGCGGAACCATTGCCGGCAAAGATTGACGTCACCGTGCTTCAGTTGCAGATGAACAACGCGACCGCGCTGAACCAGGCCTACACCATCCGCGCGAACCGCCAGCTGAAGGATAGGGAAGCGGACGCGCTACAGACGGAGGTGGAGAGCCTGAGCTCGCGCATCGCTGATCTCGATCGACAGAAGGTCGCGGCGATCGAGAACGCCAAATTGCCGATCGAGAGGCTGACCTTCGGTGACGACGATATCATGCTCGACGGCTTGCCGTTCGACCAGGCGTCGACCGCGCGCAAGATCCGTGTCTCGACCGCACTGCTGATGGCGCTGAAGCCGGACCTTCGTGTGCTCCTGGTGCGAGAAGGATCGCTCCTGGACAAGGATGCTCGTGCTGCGCTCGAGGCCGACGCACGTGAGCACAACTTCGTAGTGCTGATGGAGACCGTCGGCGAGGAGGTGGGAGACGGCGCCGGCGTTGTGATCGAAGACGGGGAGGTGAGGTGATGAAGATAGATTTTGAGCCTGGAGCAATGGAAGCAGGCGACGGGGCCGACGCGGAAGGTCTCAGCAAAGAATCTGTTCTTTTGGTCGTTCCTCTCGTTTCGATCGCAATCAGCCTGAAGCGCATTGCCGATGTCGTCGCCGGCAAGTCCGACGGCAGCACCATGGATCTCACCAACGGGATCATGCACGCGATCGAGCAGGGCATTCTGTCGGCGTCGAACCGTGGATAACCGGTGCACAACCCAGGGCGGTGATGGACGTCGCCCGACGACTCGGGTTTATGCGGTACCTTCTGTGAGGAGGAAGACTCGCATGTCCTGTCCTGTCGAGATTGCCGGCGCGATTGCTGAAGCGCTGGAAGAAACCGACGACGTCACCTCCGAGCTCGTTGCGCTTGGCATGGTGGCGTCGGCCGTCATCTGCACCACCCGAAAGGAGCAGCGCCACGAGCTCGTGGAGACGTTCTGTAGGGTGTTGCGGAGAAGCGTCGGGATCGAGTTCAACTGATGAAAGAGCTGGACCCGACGAAGGTGAAGCTTGCTCAGGATCTGGCAAAGCTGTTCGCCGCACAAATGCAGGCCTCGCGCGTTCCGGCCGACGTTCAATTCATGTCGGTCGAAATTCTCACGCGAGCCTTACTCGACAACAACGTCAAGGAGTCGAAGCGACTCCAGTTTTTCGACGCGTGGATTAACGCCATCCGCGGACAGATCACCGGCAATGGAGGAAGACGTGCCGCCAAAAAGAAAACCCGTAACTGACGAAGAGATCGGAGCACTCGTACGCGCAATGCGGACGGAGCGCGGCATCAGTCAGCCGGATCTGGCAAAGGCGCTCGACGTATCGCCGGCGATGGTTCAGCACTACGAGACCGGAAGGAATCCGCTCACCGTAGTGAAGCTGGTCACGATCGCCATGTTCCTGAAATGCAAAACCCTGGACCTGATCCCATGACATCCTACCTCGTGACGATCGAGACACAGACGGGCATCCAGGCGCAGATATGGCATGCGGAAAAGGGAGGCGGATTCGTTGGCTGCGGTCACCTGAAACCGCTCACCAAGATCGAGCTTATCGAGTTCTCCGATGAGCCGTACACGATCGACCAGGCTATCGCCTTCGCGGAATCGACGGTGCGACTTGACCGCGAGATCACTTGAAGAGCTGCTCGCCGATGGCGAAACACAGGCATCGATCGAGAGCGCGATCGCGGCGTTGGGCGAGATCCACGTCAACTCCGACCGCAACCGCCGCAGCATCGCCCTGTTGCGCGCCGAGATCGAGGACGAGCTCGCGGAATTGAGTAAGCAGCAAGGGAGCCTATTCTGATGGTCGCCTACTCGTTCCAGGGGCGCTTTATTCAGCCTATCCGTGTTGGTCTCAGCAAGGTGTCGCTGTCGTTCGATTGCCCGCCAAAACGCCAGACCATCCGCGCTGTCGGGAAGCGTCGGCACGCGCGACCAGGCGAGGAGCTCCAGCTATACTTCGCGCAGCGCTCTCCGCAATGCGAGCTGATCGGCAAGGCGCGCTGCACCGACGTAAAGCCAGTGAAACTTTACATCGGAGCGGAATCGCTTGGCGTCGACGTGGAAGGGGACTATTTTTGTGGGAGTACTGCCACGCACGAATTCGCCCAGGCCGACGGCTTCGTAGACGTTCCCGACATGCTGGCGTTCTGGACGGCAGAGCATCCCAGCGTGCGCGAGTTCAGCGGCTTTCTAATCAAGTGGGAGCCGCTATGAGCGAGCACCCGGAAAGCAAGCTGCGCGAGCGCTGCGCAGAGATCCTGGTCAAGAACCAGAACGTCATGTTTCCGGACGAGCTCTACGCCTTCGTCATGAGCGAGATCGGGCGCGCGGCCGACGAACGGTTCGATGATTCTTCGCCGCTGGTGCTGTTCTTCACAACGCCGGCGGACCGTCAGGAGCTGGTCGACGCCATTAAGACCGAAAAGCCGAACATGCTTTCGAAGCACTGGCCTTGATACCATACTAAACTGAGAGTATAGACGCCTGCCCTACAACCCCGCATGGAGGAAGACATGCCAGCCGAACCGAAGCAGTCCCGCAAGCCGATCGGACTCGACTCCACCGCCCTGACGAAGCTTATGCCAGGCTTTGCCGACGGCATCTATCTGAACATGCCGAATGATGTCTACCACGCTGACCGAGCGCTGGGGTCAAGCAACATTCGCGATCTGCTAAAGGGCGCAAACCTGTTCTGGTTCAAGTCGTGGATGAACCCCAGGCGGCCGAAAGAAAAGTTGACCGACTCGAAGATCGTCGGCAACGCGACGCACCGGCTTTTGCTCGACGGCATGGATTATTTCAAGGCCGAATATGTCCGCGGTCCTTGGGGTCCGGACGACGACGATTTGTCGTCGGCGGAGAAAGGGCAGCTCACCAAGAATGCCAAGAAGTCGCTCCAGGAGGGTCAATTTCTACTCACTCAGGAGGACTACGATTTCGTGGTCGGCTGCAAGGCGCTGCTCGATGCTGACCCCGAACTCGTCGGCTGCCTGGACAACGGCCTGTCGGAAGTGTCGTGCTTCTGGACACGGCCCGACGGCGTCCGCTGCAAGGTGCGGTGGGACAAGCTGAAGCTGAAGGGCATCGGCGACATCAAAACGATCGCTAACGAGCGCGAGCGCGAGATGCCAGTTGCTTGCGCGCTCGATATCCACACCTACCGCTACGACATTCCAGGTGAACACTATCTAGAAGGGCGCCGGCATCTGCTGCAGCTGGTGAACGACGGCAAGGTGTTCATGTGCACGCCGGAGCCTGAAGATCGCATTTCCATTTCTCTGGTCACGGGCAAGAACA